GCGGATTCTATTCTTTGTGCAGCTATGTTCATTTTACATTACGCTTAACCTATCTATTTTTTTTTGAAGATACTTCTGTACCTCTTTTTCGCTACTTGCCACCAGACCGTTTTCCATTTGCGATAATGTTCTATTCCTGGCAAGCGTTACCACGGTGTTCAAGGCCCTTCTGCTACCTCTTTTTCTACTGCCGGGGCTACTGCCCTTTGCAATTACCATGAATTTATAATATGCGTTGTTCTTGCCACGCTTGCCCGGCACCACCGCTATTGCGGGATTGCCACCGCTTTTTCTTGATGGTATGGTCCTAACGGAAACCGATTTTGAAAGCGTACCACTTGCTACGGGCATGTTCTCGCCATATCTTTTACGTACGGGAGCCGCCAATTTTTTTTGTAGCGATAGGACTTCCCTGCGTTTTACGCTGTCCTCCAATCGTTTCAGCTTCTTATTGAGCACATCGAAACCCTCTATCTGTGTTACATCAATTTTCGCCACGTTTCCTGCATCTTAATTCCATATACCTACGACCCCCTTCCATTAATCTCATGGGTCCAATAACTTCCCAGGTGCCGTCAAAATCATCGATTTCCAAGGTGCTGGCCTTTACCGCAAAAACATTCTCGTACCGCATCTGGTACCTGCAGACAGCCAATCCTATAACGCTTCCGTCCTCTTCTTGGGAGCCTATGGCATCCAAACGCTTTACCCGCCTCTTGCCCAAGCTTACCCTGGTCTCTATAGCCTCTCCGCTCGAATTTTTTACCGTTGTATTTTCAAAGAACTCCACTTGGGCGTTCATTTGCCCACTGTACACCACCTTTTGCATCTACCATTTTTTGTACGGGCGCAATGCCGCGTTAAAACTCCTGTCCGTACCGTTGACCGGGGCATCTTCCCTATACATTTCCTTGTTACCGAACTTTAAGAGCACGGCGGACCTTATGAAAAACGGTATAGTCTGATCCGTATAGCCCACTTTTGCGGTTATGGTCAGCGGGAAGGGATTGCCTTCCTGCGTTTTTGGGAACTCCGCCATCTTAAAGAAAATGACATGGCCAGCACGTATCACATCAAAATCATCCCCTGCGGCAAGTGTTACAGGCTGCCCGGCCTCGTTCACATAAATTACGCTCGTAATTTCCGTTACGGGCACCGCCGGAAGGGAAAGGAACTTTTCAAATCCCATAAAGTCCATTACCACGTTGCGCTGCTGTATCGTAAGGCCGGTGTACTCTTCGGCATCCTGTATGGCCGCATTCAAATAAACCGACAACAAATCGTCCTGGTCCGTGTACTGTATATTAGCGTTGGCCTTCGCCATTGCCAAAGTCACTACGGGCGAAGTAAAATCTGCGGGTGCCATTGTTACGATGCTATCCATACTATTTGCTATACTTGTATTGCGCGGCCCGATTCTATGATGGCATCCGCCAGTTTGCTTTCCTTGTTGACTATTTCCCCCACGGTGTCGCTTAACAGGAAGGTGCCGGCCAACGGCTTAAGAATCTTAATTGTTTTTTCGCTTTTTTTAGCTGCTTTTTTTACCTTGGCAATCAATGCCTTTTCGGCCTTTTCAGCTTCTAGCTCTTCCTTTTCCTCATCGGATAAAGGTTTGTTTTGCGATGCTTTTTCTTTTTCAGCCGTTTCTTTTGCTAACTTTTCTTGGGCTGCTTTTTCCGCAGCCGATATTTCATTGCTCATTAGATACTTTTTAGGAATTAAAAAAAGTGCCCGCCCCTAAACGGGCACTCAAAACACACATTAAAAACAACTAACCTATGCTATAGTAATTTTCTTGTTAGCGGCAAACGCCTTTGGGTTGCTGGCCATAATATCCCTATGTACGTTTATTATCAAACGCACCTCGTTGCTGTCGGCCCTGGTGGTGTCGTCCGCCTTAATGTTAAGGCCGCCCCAGAAACCTGCCTCTATAGTTGGCCAATCGCCATAAATAAGAGGGTACTCCGTGTTGGTTTCAAGGACCGGTACCAACGTTGTCTTGGTCACGGGCATACCGTACAGGGTATTGTCCTTGTCCATAAGGAAAAGGCCGCTCCCGGAATCCAGGGCAAGACCTTTTGCAATGGACGCCAGTTTTGTATGCATAAGGAACCGCCGGCCGTTCTCCGTGGCGTTCTCCTCGTCTATCTCGCCTTCCAACTGCAAAATCTTGGCAAGGGTAAGCGCGCCTGCGGTGCCTGCAAAATCAAACGCAATTGAATCGTTAAGTATGCCAAGGGTGTTGGGTGCGGTACCGTCCCCGTTGATCATGTCCTGGAACAGCCTTCGATTAAGGGCCTCGGTGATACGGCTCTGTAGAACCCCCATAATATTTATACTGGACTGCGCCAAGAGCTGATTGGAGATGTACGCCATCATACCCGTTCTCTTGGGCTTTAATACCCTTTTGGCAATCGCCGTCTTTTGAACGGTAAGCCCTTCCGTTTCCGTTACGTTCTCAAATGCGAAATCCGCAATTGAATGTAAGGGGTAATCACCTACCAGATCGTACTTGGGCGAAATTCCCAAGTCCTCTATGGTAAGCCTGTCCACAAAATTTGTAAGTACCACACCGGTATCCTCTTTTACCAGGGTACCGCCAAAGCCACCACTATCCTCACTTACGGTCTGGGCAGCTGCACGGGTAGCGGCTCCACGGAAAGCCATGGCGGAAGGTATGTTGAACCCTTTCGTATTTACATTCTGTACCCCGCTATTGCGAAGCTCGGTAATGGCTATCTCGTTTATCTCGGCCTCTGCACCGTCCGCTTTTGAACGATCTACCACAAAGCCCATCATGCGCTTTACATCAAAGCGCTTTTCCACTTTTTTCTGTTCATTTTGCTCACCGTCTACAATGGCACCGCCGGCAACGGCGGAAGAGATTTCTCGCTGCTCCAAACTTTCCTGTGCATCTATTTGACCATCAAAACTATCCGCCTCTGTGCGGTAGCTAATTATAAGGTCGTTTTCTTCCTGTGTCAGATCCCTATTTTCGGTCTCCGCCAATTTTACCAAGTCATCCCATTTTCTTACAACGGCCGCCCTCTTTTGCTTCAAAGCATCACTTCTTTTCATTTTACTCTAATTTTGATTTATATTTAGCTAACTGCAAACGGGCGACCTGCGTTGATAGCCCTGTTTTATTTACTACTTGTTCTTTTTTTTCTGGTACTAGCGCGGCGCGTATCGCATCAATCCCTGTAGCATTACGCGCTAAGGCTTCCGGGTTGGATTGCACGGTTACAATACTCCAAGAAATTAATTCACTTCTAGTGAAATAAACCACCTCGGGGTCTTCACCCGCCTCTGCATTACCATAGCGGTACTCTTCTGGGTTGGCCCATATAGACGCACCCCGTAAAATTCCGTTCTTTACTTTCCTGAAAACCTTTTCTGCCAATGGGTTGTCTTCGCCATCTTCAAAAGTGATTTTACCAATAAGCCTTTTATTGTCATCCAAAAAAACCTCCGAAGTACCTATAACCAAATCAGGGTTTCCATCTTGGTCCCTGTGCTGGTAAGTGACAATCGGGTTTTTTTCATATCGTTTTAAATTCCATCCATCGGAGAAAAAAACCGTACGGTAGGTGTCTACAGCTTCACTGCTAATCACAAATTCCGCCGTTCTTTTTGCTTCATCAAACGAACCTGACCTAAATTGCGCCAGCCGCTCTTGTGCTATTATTTTATTCATCTTGCTCAGATTTATTGATTTGCTCCATAGTTAGAGTGTTGGCAGGGGTTAAAGGTTCGTCCAGGCCGTCTATTCTGTTGTAGTCCTCTAAATCCCTTATTTCGTTCCTGGTATGCCACCCGAAGTTTATGGCACGGCCGTAGTATTCGGATTTTGTCTTAACATCTGTACGTATAAGGGCGTTGGTATTAAACTTTACATAGTAGGTAGCGTGCTCATCATCACTGAAACACTTATAATCATACTCTTCCTCAAAACGCTTTGCCCATGGCACAATAGTATCGCTACCATGCTCCAGGCTCTGTTGCTCTATATTACTATAAGTAGAATTTTCTAGGTGCTTTATCTTGTGCGGGGCGATGTTGAACCAGCGCGCCACGTCCGTTATAGAAATTTTCTTCCAATCTATCAAAGAGGCTTCCTGGGCGTTGACGGAAATGCTCATAAAATCCATTCCCTCGTCCAGCACACCTATATTGTTTATATCGCCTTTGGAGAGTCTTTTTTCCATGGCGTTGCCGATCATTGTCTTGGCGGGCCCCGTTAAGGATTTATCCGATTTTATAATGCCGGCCACAAGGCCCTTGCTCTTAAAGTTCTCGTCCGCAAAAGCTTCTGCCGAAAGTGCCGCGCCCATATTAAGGGCCGCATACCTAAAGATTGAAATGCCGCTTATACCGTTAAAGGAAAAGCCGGGAACATGGAAAACATCCTCTGAACTTAAAACGCCGTAGCCCTTTATGTCATAATAGATTAGGCCGTTCTTTTTTTTGATGCTCTTAAGATCGTCCGGGTCTATGAGGTCCAACCCCGTCTGTATTCCCGTGTTTCGATTTCGGATTATTACGGATATTCCGTTGCCACTTAACATTGCGTTTATCATCAATGCCTTGTGGTAGTTGAACTGGGTCATGTTGGCATTTGGCCGCTTGCTTATAAGATAGTCCAGCGGATGTTCCTTTCGCCTAAAGCGCCCTTCATCGTTCTTTTCATAGACCCCTTTTGGAAGTTTGGCTATGTCGTTGCTTATTTGGTCCACGGCATTGTAAACGGCGGAAAGGGAAAGTGCCGTGGTGCGGTTTACCTTTACCTGGCCACGGTTAAGTAGGTTTAAAATAGAGAACGCACCGTTATCCGTTAGATAGCCGTCCGTTTGTGCGGACCGGCCCACGGGTAACAATGCGTTCTGTAATGCCCTTACTACTAAGCTTTCCAATTTTTACCGTTATTAATTATCGTATGCGATAAAATTAGAACGGACGGAAGGGTTAAAACGCCAACCAAGTTGGCTTTGTTGTTAATTCTCTTTTAATTTTAACTGATCTGGCAATTCTTTATTAAAAGGGTGTTCCTGATACGAAAATTTTAAAACCTCTAAAGTGGTGCGGGCGTTTTCTACAATATTTTTTGCTATACCGTTTATTGCTTTAGCGCGGTCTATTTCTTGCTTAAGTTGCTCCGGTTGTAGATCTTCTTCACCTAGGCGTTCTAGTTGTGCGAATAGGTGGTTGTTCAGATCAGATAATTTGTTGTTAGCCATTTTCTAGTTGTTTTAGTTTATTATTAATTTTTGAGCGCAATACCATTGAGGGTATTATTTCTGTAGGGTAATTATGTCTTGAATTTTGCAGCATCAATTCTGATCTGCTTATTAATTGCCAGTTATCGGCATTGCAATTTGTTTTGTCTTTGGATAGGCATTTTAAACAATGCGCCTCAGGTAATTTGCCGTTTATTTTTTCCCATTCGATTACATGTTTAAGTCTTTTTTTACCACTTTCTAAGGAGGCCATTATATAACCTTCTTTGGTTAGGTGTTCGCCATTTGTATAATTATGGGGAATATTGCCTTTTTTAAATCTTGTTTTTTTTGTTTTTTCTATAGCAGACGCGGACATAAAGTCGGTTTGTTTTTTGCCCTTGTTATGAGCTGTTGACCCTCTTTTAAATTGGCTTTCTGCTTTTCTTTTTTCTGCTAATTCTTTAGGTATTACCAATCCTAAATTTTTAATTCTTAAGGCAACACCACAATGACTGCGGTTAATTTTTGTGGCCATTGTTTTTAGCGGAATACTAAGATAATTTTGTTTTATAAAATTATCCTCATCCTGTGTAAATGTGGTTTTGCCTTTTAATTTTGCTACACGCCTTAGTTTTAAGATTTCCTTAGGAACTATTAAATTATTTGTTTTTAAATACCTTAAAATAAATTGCTTTCCACAACCAATCTCTAAAGACAATTCAAGACTACCTATTGTTAAATAGTTGTTTTCTATGAATTTTTTTTGATTTTCAGAAAGTATTATTATTTTAGGCATTTTAAATTTTTATGGTATTATTGCTGAACGGGCAATATTCTATTTCCTTTTTTGGTAGCAATTCCGCATAATCTCTTTGTATTTTTTCTTTGATTGCGGTTCGTATAAATTCCGAAACATCGACCTTGTATGATTTCATTTTTAATAAAGTGTTGTGCTGTTTTTCTGAAATACGTAATACCTTTGTTTTGTTGAATTTTTTCATGGATTGTAATACTTTTGTTGGTTATATCGAGTTGTTATGGGCAATGCTAAGACCGCCCTTCCAAAATTTCAATGCGTTCTTCAAGTTGCTTAATTTTTTCCCATAGATAATGTATTTCTTCTTCACTACTTGGTATTTGCTGTTCTTGTAATTGCCTTTCTAACTTGTCGATTTTTTGACTATTAATCCTCTTATCAATTTCATTGCATTGCGACATTTCAGCGCGAATTGCATCGTTGATATTTGGATAATAAGTTCCGTATAAGTCATATCCTCCTGCCATAATTTTGATTTTTAAAAGCACTGCCCATAACAATATGTATAGTT